TTTTCAAAAGCCCACTTTGCGCCAACTTGTGTTGTTTCGGAAATGTGATTGGATAGCTTATCCGCTAAGTTGCTGAGTTTGTCTACTACAGAAAACCAGTTTGCCGGGTCTGCTGACCATGCATTTGCCTTTAAAGTATAGCGGTAGATGTTATCACCTGATTTGTAGGTGATGGTGAGACCTACCTTCTGAAATGTGGTAGGAACAGAGTTTATGGCATCTTGGAGAGTAGCATGGGTTACGGTTCCACCTTTTGAGCAGTCGTAGGTTAGGATGCCTAGCTTGCCTACCTCGGCTGAAAGAAAGTCGGTCTCTCCACCAGTTATAGCATCATTGACTAGGGTCTTGTTGCTCGAATCGGCTACACCGCTGTTTCCCTGCATACCAACTTCACCTTTGTCACCCTTATCACCTTTGTCTCCTTTATCACCTTTGCTACCTTTACTACCATTGTAGAACTTAACTTGCTCGGACGTACCATCATGACGGGTTAGAGTGATAACATTCTCGCCACCATCCTCAGTACTTTGCTTGGTTTGTTTTAAGGAATCAAAGGAATTGTCGGTGCGAGTCTTCATTTCTTTATTGATGTCTGACTGCATCTTTCCTCTGTCCTTGTCGAATATGTTGTCGGAATTAGCCAACTTACCATCTTTTCGACCTGAAACGAGTGTTTCGTTATATCTTTGTTCTGACATATTTATATTATTTTATGTTATATAATCGTTATTGTGGAATCGCCTGAAATCAATTCATCGGAATGATAATAGTATAGTTCTCCTATCTTACTCTGGTGCATTCCCAATGGCAAACCACCTTGAAGGAATGTGAGAGGAACAGATGATACTACCCAGATGATGTCTTCATTTTCTGTTGTACTGATGGTTATTGTCTGCCCAGATAGAACACCTGAGAATTGTTGTAAGTATTCGACATTAACCTTGTTAGGGTCTGTGGTAGATAAAGCACCATAGTAAGATAAAATGACATCTTCTTTTGTGTTCAGTTCTATCCAGTACTTCGCATTGTACATACCTCCAATTTCACCCTCTACGATGCCGAGAGGAATATGAGACTTGCCATTTCGCTCCACGATACGGAAAAGGCGGTGTTCAATGCTACAGATGTCGTTTCCATTATATTTGCCACGAATGGTAATGCCATATAACCCTTCCTCTAGAAATGGTGGGAACTTGACACAAATGTCACTCGGTTCTACTTCACTATTATTTGTTCCGCTCTGAACAAAAGGCATTTTTGCTACACACTCTCCAAAGGCATCAGTAAGGTGTACTTCTAGATTACTGATGGCAGCCACGTCAATATCTTCCAACATCTGCTTATTCTTGCTGATGTAGGCTTTCTGAAGCTTGATGAAAAGGTCGAAGCTGTTACCTTTAACAATCTTATAAATATCCATATACGTATACATTATTAATAATAGACAAAGATAGGCAGAATTTTCTCCACCTATCTTTTATCCGTTTATTTAGGGTAGAAAAATTTTAGATTAACCCCTTCCATCTGAGAAATTTGCGCTTGCGGCTGCGCTTTCCCTTCTCACTCTTGCAGTTGGTATGGTAGACGCAATCCTTGAAGAGGTCTCTTACCTTCATGTCGTTGTCTACCAGCTTGGTCTTCTTGAATGCCTCGAAGAGTGAGCGGTTCATAATCATGAGGTTGCCCTTCTGCGTAGGAAGGACATAGAAGATTTCACCATTGTTCTTCTTGGATGCGTAGTCTGCCTTAGCCGTAGCTTGGCGGTACATGATTTCGCACTTGATGCGCTTGAAAATCTTTGTTACTTTCATAATCGTAATTATTTGTTTGAAACTATATGATGGTTGCTGCCGAAACAGAAACCTTTCTTCTCATTACTCTTGCCTGATTGGAAATCATCTTAGGCATTTCCATTTCATTGAAACAGATGTGGAGTCCGATGGCTCTGGTCATGAGCAAATCATCGTGTTTGCCGTCTGCTGCCTCGTATACCGTTCCGTTCTTCTCGTAGGTGAGATATTCATCTAAGCATCTATCGTCTCGCTCTACATAGAGTTGTTCACGGATAACCTGAACCAATACAGAGATAACCATTGGCTTGGTTGCCACGTTGGTATGGAATCCGTACTTCACTGGAACCTTATTCTTAATGTCTGATTCGCTCTGCTTGCGTGCATAGAGATTATCGTATACGTCCTTGATTTGATTCAGGATGAACTCAGACTGGTCACCACCTTCCAAGATGTGCTCCTTGTCTTTCGTCTCCAAGGTGTTGGATTCAATCACCAACAGAGCATCGTTGTAGTATTTGGCTATCTGAGCAGCCTTCCATGCCAGCAAGTCCATATCAATATGCCCATACCATTGGGCTACCACATACGGCTTGCCGCCTTCCATCATCCAATAGCGGTCGAAGACACAGATAACAGACCAGTCGGCATTCTTGCTACGTCCACCAATATCCACTACGACCAGATAGCGGTTTATCACCTTGCAATCATCAAAGGTCTCAGGCTTGCTCCATATCCACAACTTCCCCTGCTTGTCTTCACAAAATCGGATATTCTGCATACACTTCTTGCCCTTGTAACCATCACCATAAACATCACCGATGAACTTAGGTGCTCGGCATCCCTTGCGGAACTTGTCAACCTTGTCTTCGGCAAAGACCTTGGCTCCTGAATGCTTGAATGCTTCAATATCATCGGTAGGGTAGCCAGCAGCCATATCGGCATGGTCGGTGAATTTCCTGCGCTCGGCAATATACCAGTTGATGGCTTCAAGCGGAGCACCCAGTGTCCATAACTTCCAAAGATAGGTACATGGCTCCTCTCGGTCGGACATCGTATTGGTATTGTTGCGGTTCTCGTATAGCCATTTGGCAAACTCTACCTTCTGTTTCTTGCTTTCAAATTCAAGATGATACATATCGTATATCTCGTACCAAGGAACAAAGAATGGCTCAAACTGAGATTCTCCCTTGACTGCTGCAAGCCACTCCTTGTGGAAGAAGTTGCCAGTACCATTGGCGGTGGATTCGTAGGCAATCATCGTGTATGGTCGGTACAAGATACCATTTGTTGCGTTCTGCACCACCTCCTCAGGAGATTTACCATCCGTCTTCTTCCACAAACCAACCTCGGAAAGGTGAACCAAGTTGTAGTCTTCACCATTGGCTGATAGTGGTCGCTCCATGGAACCAACCTTAATCTTGCAGAATCGCTGAGGAACCTTCTTTACGTTGCCTGATGTTCCCACTCCAACAAACTTCGGCTCGTTCTCAGAGAAGGCTTCTCCAATTTCGTAGAGGAACTTGGTAGGGAAATTTTTCAGAGCTTCCTCGAACATACCTCGGATGGTCTCTGCTGTGTCCTTAACCTGAGCCACGATGAGCGAGTTGAGACCCTTCTGCCACATGAGTTGCAGCCAGAGAAAGTACATCTGAATAACCGTAGAACCTCCCCATTGTCGGGCTTTCAGCAGGATGAGACGGATAGGGCGATTCTTCTTTCTTCGCTCCTCCAGCCACCTGAGCAGTCTTCGCTGCGGTCTTCTGAGCACAAAGCGGAAGGGGAGACCTCCACCTTTCGGTTTGATATAGATGAACGTGGCAAAGAAGAAGAAAGGGTCGTGTTTCATTCTGATGCGAGTGAACTGCTCCACCAGTTGTTCCATTTCTTCCTCTAGGTTGTACGGCTCGTCTATATCCTTGTGCAGTTCCTCGATTACTTCCTTGCAGCTACCTAGCTCGATAAGCATCTTGACGAGCGGAATCTTCTTCATCGAAACTGGAAGCTGCTGACTCTGAATCGGGAAATCAGGAAGAAATAGCAAGAATCGTTTATCTCCGCAACCTTCACCCTTGATAGGATTGAAAGGTGTGTTGATTTCCTTGATGCGTTTCTCGTTCTCTTTCAGGATGCCCAATACGTGTTTGTCTACAGCATCAGTCAGTTTGGCGGTTACTTGTCTTGGCATAGCGGTGCATTTAGATAACCCCACAACAGACCAAGTACATAGCAATAGATGTGGACTCCAACTGCCATGCAAGGGAAGAAAATTCCAACACAGATATATAGGAGAATGGTGAGATTGTATCTTACCTTATTCTCCACGTAGGGGGCGATAAAGCCCATGTAAGCATAGATAAAGCCGCTTAGACCGATGATTGGTAGGGAAGAGGTGAAGGGATAGCTGATGGCTATGAGATAGAATGCCACCAAGTGACCGATGCCACAAGGGATGGCTCGGTAGCATTGATGGAAGACATAAAGGTTGATGGCAGCATGAAAGATGTTCTGATGAAAGAAAGGGTAGCTTAGTCGGTTCTGAATAGAACAATCGTCAAAGAGACCCATGCCATCATATCCAAGAAAAGTGATACACATTATTATAATGTACCCAGCATAAAGCGCAATCTTCTCTTTCGTCTCTCGTAGCATCTTTGCTTCTCCTCCTTTCTCACCCTGCTAAGAATTACGTGTATGCTTTGAGGAGTCAAATAGAAACTGGGTGCTTTTTCAGCACATACACGTTTGATAATATCCATATTACTGAGATATGGCTCATTACTCTTATGAATCTGGAATCGTCTGAAAATTTCCTGATACATTTCCTTTCGGGTAGGTATCATGTTATCGAGAGGTTTTCCTTTCAGTAAGTCTAATATGACTATATAAGCACGGTCTTCTGAAACCCAAAATCTTCTGCTCGGAGATTGGGCTAGCTTTTCCTCAATCTCTGAGAGTCTGATATTGTCTCTTACATTAATAATTTCTTTGTAAGCCCTCAATAAATCAGCATCACGTTCCTGTATATAATAGCATCGTGAATCCTTATATTTCATATCTGACACTGCAAATATACAAAAAAGTATTGAATTAGTCGCATCCGATTAGACTAAATTAACGGATAAAAGATGGAAATCGGAAAAAAGCATTAATTTTGGGCATTGATTTATAAATATACACATATATATATGGACGGAAATACAAATATCGAGCAGAATGCTGGTGCTGCAAAACAGCAAGATACCAAGACCAAGAGAGACTTGGCTTTGGAGCGTTTGAAGACCCGCCACCCTGATACAGAGTATGCGGATGATGAAGCTATGTATGGAGCCATCAACGATGATTATGATGCCGACCAGAAGGCTTTGCAGGGTTACAAGGATAACGAAAAGGCGATGGGCGATTGGCTGGGTAGCGACCCTGAGGCGGCTACCTTCCTTCAAGCGATGAAGGCTGGCAAGAGTCCTTATGCCGAGTTGATTCGTACCCATGGCGAGGATGCCATTGATTACTATTCAGACCCTGACAATGCGGATGAGATTGCATCGGCTCAGTCGGAGTTCTTGCAGAATGCTGCCAATGGCAAGAAATTGCAGGAGGAGTATGACAAGAACATGCCTTCCAGCTATGCGGTGTTCGACAAGTTGGAAGAGAAGTATGGCGAGGAAGCTGTGAATGATGCAATCGACCAGTGCTTTCAGACAATGCGCAATGTGGTGACTGGTAAGTTTACCGAGGAAATGATTACAGCTTTCATCAAGGCAAAGAACCATGATACCGATGTGGCTGATGCGGCACATGAAGGTGAGGTTCGTGGTAAGAACAGCAAGCACGTTAAGAACCTTGAACTGAGAAAGAAGGGCGATGGTACTGCCGACCTTGATTCTGCTAATGCAGAGACCAAGCCAACGGATAACCAGCCAAACCTTGGTGCGCTTGGTAGGGCATCACGTAGGGGTAACATCTGGGAGCGTGGCAATGAGAAGAGAACACACATTAGATAATTCGACAAAGTGAAAAGATAATATATGTTTAATTAATTTAGGATAACAATGAAGAAAAGTACATTTAATCGGCTGCTTTCTGTCTTCCTGATGGTTATGGCAGTTATTTTTGGAGTGAATGGTAATGTTATCATGGCTGAGGCGGCTTTGCCTGATGGTGGTACTACCGAGAGTGGTCATGCTGCTGAGGCTGGTGGTGCTACTGTTGCCGATGATGCTGGCAATGGCGGTGCGGCTCGTCAGGATGATGGTATTGCTACTGAGGGCAAGGGTCGAGAGCATTATAACGAGAATGGCACGGAGTTCTATGAGAACGACATCAACGACAAGATTACCAAGATTCGTCCGATGGCTACTCCTGTTGACCAGATTTCACGTTTTGCAACAACCAAGTCTGCTGATTCGTTTGTTGTAGAATACTGGAGTATCGGTACACGTCCAATCAAGACTACCGTGAAGGAGGCTACGTTGGAGAGCACTGGTACATCTATGGTATTGAAGGTGGAAGACCCTGAAATGTTTACGCTGGATGATACCATCCGAGTCTTAGGTGTTAAGGCGATTACCAATTATGAAGGTAAGGCTTATGCAGAACTTACTGATGAGCCTACTCCTGACTTGGAACTTTGTGTTTGCGGTAAAGATACTGAGGGCTTCCCTATTGTATTTGCTGTAAATGGTAAGTTGGTTAAGAAACAGCCTATCGGTATTCCTGCCTTGACGAAGGGTCAGAAACTTATCCGTATGGCTAAGAGTTGCGGTGAATTGGACGTACAGACTGGTCGTTTCAACAATCTTCCTGATTCTGATACTCAGTACTGCCAGAACTTCATGATTCAGGTTGAGGAGAGTACCTTCAATAAGATTGCTGCTAAGCGAGTAGATTGGGACTTCTCGGATATTGAGGAGGATAGCATCTACGATATGCGTCTTGCGATGGAAGGTACTTATCTCTTCGGTGACATGGCTTGTATTAAGCATACAACCAAGAACAACTCTACTCAGTGGTTTACCAAGGGTATCTGGTGGATGGCTGGTAAGGATATTGAGGTAGGTCATGTTGCTACTGCTGACGATATTAAGAAGGGCTACGGCAAGAATGAACGAGTGATTACCGACTTGGAGTTGGTTGATATTTCCAAGGACTTGTTCGTGGGTACTGGTATCGGCAACAAACGCAAGGTGATTATCGCTGGCTCTGCCTTTGTGAGTGCATTCAGTAAGATTGACTCTGACAAGTTCCGCTTGAAGGACACCGTAGAGGTTTGGAACTTGAAGTTCAAGAGTTGGGAGACTGACTTCGGTGAGGTGCTGATGATTCACTCTGAGTTGTTTGACCTCTTCGATATGAGTGACTGCGGCTTTGCTCTTGACCCTGAGTTCTTGGTTAAGCGAGTACACTTGTCTTGGACTCGAAACGTACTCGACTTGAAGAAGGCTGGCATCCGCAATACCGATGCAGTAGTTATTCAGGAGGTAGCTTGTCTGTACTTGAAGTACCCTAAGGCTCATGCTCGTATGCGCCTTGCTGCGGTTCCTGCAACAGAGGGCACTTCTGAAACTGTCGAGACCAAGGCTGCTGCTGCCTAAAAGCAAGTAGAATTGCAAATTATTCATCAAAGAGTGAGGGGTGTGGGCACTAGCCCCATCCCTTTTTTAGTAACACATATATATAATAAGGTATAATCATGTTTAATAAATATCAAGCTGGTACTGATTTGGCATTCAGCGTTATGGTAGGTAACGAGCGGATGCGCATTAACTTTGAGGGTAAGACTATGGGCAGTAGTGTCTATATGACAAGAAACCCAAAGGTACAGAAGGCTATCGAGTCTCATTATTGGTTTAAAGACAAGTTCTTCTTGGTGGAGAGTATTGACGAGAAGAAGGAAGCTGCGGAAGCCAAGAAGAAGGCTGCTGCCAAGGCAAAGAAGAAAGTGGCTGACGAGAAGAAGACCCACGTAGTGACAGATGTTGAGGATGCCAAGGACTATCTGGCTGAGACCTATGGTGTGAGCCGTTCCAAGATGAAGACCAAGGAAGACATCTTGGCGATTGCTAAGGAAAAGGGTGTTGAACTAGAAGGTTTGGAGTAATGGTAGAATATGCTGTATCTGATTTAGTGAAAGAGGTGAAGGTGCTCTTGGATAGAAACCAAGAGTCTGCTGGCTTGCTGGCTCCTAGCGATTCTGATACACTCTCGCAAGCAGAACTTATTGAGAGTAAAATCGTAGATGCAGCAAGAATCATTCTTTCGGATGCTCCTGAGGATATGGTGGAAGGTACTTCGTGTACGAATGAAGTAACTTGGACGGATAGCAACGGCTATTACGTGGGTAAGATGGTTTTGCCTACCGATATGCTGAGAATCCTTTCTGTGAAGGCAGAAGGCTGGAACCGTCCTACCGAAATCATTTCAGAGAGTGATGATGCCTACAAGTATCAGAACTGCAAATATGGTGTGAGGGGAAATCCTGAGCGACCGATTGCGGCTATCGTGCATACGGCTAACGGCAAGAGTATCGAACTATATACCAGCAAAAAGCAGGATGCTACATTGGCGTTCATCTATGTTCAGGTTCCATCTATCACTACCGAACAGAAAATCAGTTTGCCGTCCGTCCTGAAAGATTCTATTCTCTACATGGCTGGCTATCTCACTTGCATCAGCCTTGGAGATACCGATACTGCAAGCGGATTCCTTGGAGTGGCTAGAAAGTTGGCACATATTGTTGAACCTACAACATCATAAATTATGGCAAAGAAGAAAGAAGAAACCAAACTGCTATCGTTGAGTAGGGTGCTTGACAAGGAAGAACTGGATAGCGTGAAGGCATCCAAGAACCGATTTGACAAGCCATACGAGCGTGCCTTCTCTATCTTGCTGGAGGCTCAGCGATACTACAACAACATGGATAACTTCCGAAAGCGAAGGCTGAGAAACAAGCGATACTGCTATGGAGACCAGTGGGGAGATACCATTGAGTTCAAAAGCAAGTGTGGTTTTACTAAGCGTATCAGGGAGGAAGACTATATCCGTGAGCAGGGTAGTGAACCATTGAAGAACAACCTTATCCGTAGATTGGTGAAGAATGTGCTGGGTGTATATCGTTCCCAGAGCAAGGAACCTACCTGCAATGCCAGAGATAAGGATGAGAAACGATATGGTGAGACCATGAGCGTGGTGCTGCAATGTAACAGACAACTGAACCGAGAGACGGAACTGGATGCCCGAACCATGGAAGAGTTCCTGATAAGCGGTGCTGCTATCTATAAGAAAAAGTATGGATGGCGAAGAGGTAGGTTGGATTGCTGGACGGACTACGTGAACCCGAACAATTTCTTCATAGACAACAATATGAGGGATTTCCGTGGTTGGGACGTGAGTTGCTTGGGTGAGGTACATGACATTACCATCGGCAACGTGCTGAGAGAGTTTGCCAAGTCTCCTGCTGAAGCTCGTAAGTTGAAGGAGATATACCGGTTGGCGGCTAACCGTGATTTCGTGATTGCAGACTGCACTCAGCGATTTGGTGAGTTCGACCCTAAGACCATCGACTTTATGAATCCTGCCAACCCTTCGCTCTGCCGAGTGATTGAGGTTTGGCGCAAGGAGAGTAAACCGAGATACCGATGCCACGACTACAACAATGGCGATGATTTCAAGATTGATATTGAGGATAAGGCTGATATTGTAGATGCTGAGAACAAAGACAGAATCAGGCGAGGTATGGCTGCTGGTATGCTGGAAGAGGATATTCCTCTGATTGATGCCGAGTGGTTTATGGATGATTACTGGCATTTCTACTATCTTTCTCCTTTTGGTGATATTCTGAGAGAGGGTGAGACTCCTTATGCTCATGGTGAGCATCCGTACTGCTTTAAGTTCTATCCGTTTATTGATGGCGAGATTCACAGCTTCGTGGAAGATGTAATTGACCAGCAGAGATACGTGAACCGACTTATCACGATGTACGACTTCATCATGCGTGCGAGTGCCAAAGGTGTGCTGCTCTGTCCTGATGATTGTCTGCCTGACGATATGACTTGGGATGATTTCTGTGATGAGTGGAGTAGGTTCAACGGAGTGGTGAGATATAAGCCGAGCAATCATGGTCAGGTTCCTCAGCAAGTAGCCAACAACTCTACGAATATCGGAATCGGTGATTTGATCAGTTATCAGTTGAAGTTCTTTGAGGATATATCGGGAGTGAACGGAGCCTTGCAAGGTAAACCAGGAGTATCAGGTACGAGTGGTTCGCTCTATGCCCAGCAGACACAGAATGCTACCATGTCGCTGCTTGATATATTGGAGAGTTTCAGCCAGTTTATCATTGATGGTGCTTACAAGACCGTTAAGAATATGCAGCAGTACTATGATGTGGCTCGCAACTTCAATATTGTGGGTAGGGCAGGGCAGATTGTACACTACGACCCTAAGAAGATACGAGACGTTGAGTTTGATATAAACATCACGGAAAGTACGGCTACACCTGTATACAGACAGATGGCGAATGAGTTCCTTATGACCTTGTGGCAGAATCAGGCTATCACGCTGGAGCAGTTGCTGCAAGTAGGAGATTTCCCATTTGGAGAGGAGTTGTTGCAATCGGTTGCATCCAACCAGCAAGCCATTCAGAATGGTGAGACTCCACAAGGATTCTCTTCTCAGTTGCAAGCGCAAGTGGCTCAGGCATCACAGAGCAATCCTAAGGCTCAGGCGATGTTGCAGCAGATGATGAGCGGTCAGGGGGTGAGTCCTGACGGACAGAACCCACCGCTTGCTGCTTAGTTTATAGTTTATAGTTAATAGTTTATAGTTATGATTGCAGACAAACCAAGTGACAAGGAATGGTATGGCAATGGGAAACCTGATGCCAGCCAAGGTGGCAACCCGAATGGTGGTGTTGCTTCAGAGACCCAAGGTAGGGAGAATAAGCCCGAACTTTACGAGAATGACGTTATCGGAAAGGTGGCGAAACGCAAGAAAAACGACATCTGGACGAGGGGTGGAGAGAAGAGAACCAAATTTAAGGATGAATAAAGAAAGGAGGTGTTTTTGTCGTAACTGTACTTGTCTGATATTCAGATAGCTACAGAAATATCTACGAGTTTATGGTGCTGCGTTTAAGATTTGCCTATCTTTGCAGCATCATAAACTTTTAAATTATATAAGTATGAATTTCGTAGAGTTTGTAGAAAAGTATCAGCAGGAAATGGCTCCTGAACAGATGTTGGCTATAGCTAAGGCAGTCGGCAAGTATCTCTCATGCAAGTTGAGCGATGTGGAGGAACATCATCTTTGTGCGATGGTGTATGGTGTGTTGAGTGAAGAGCATTTTGACAAACACTTTGCCGATGATGCTATCAGCAAGATGTGGTATGAGGATGCGGACGGAACCAAGCATACGGCTCCTTTCTTCTCGGATGATGAGATAAGAGAAGCCTTTGACAAGCATCAGGATGATATTTCTGACTATACCATCTATGACTTGGCGGTAACTATGAATCTGATGAGAAGTGACCATCATGTGATGCTGGAGCGATATAGCAAAGATGCTGATGAGTTGAAGGAAATGGTGGTTTTGATGGCTATCGAGTATCTGCAAGACCCTGACTGCTTGCATCCTACCAGCAAAATATGGCACACAATAAACGGATAAAGTAACTGATTGGGAATCATTTCTTATCTTTGCATATTATTAATAATATATAAATATAAGATATGACTCCAAATGTACGTGAAGGATTGCAATATGGCACAGCTATTGGAATGGTGGTGAGCGGCATCGTCCTTGCCTTCCTATCATTCTTCTTGAACAACTATGTGATTTCGGATGGTGTACTCTGGTACATCAGTCAAGCACTTGTTTACTCTGGAGCAATATTCGGAGTAAACGTTTATTTTAAGACCAAGTTGGGTAATTTCGAGAGTAAGGTGAAGGACGAACTCGCAAGTATGTTGAAACAAGTAAAGGAAAGTAAATAATATGAAGGTAACAAGAGAACAGATTTTGGATATTATGCCGAATGCGAAGGCTAAGGTGGATGCTTTTCTGCCTTATATCAATGGTTATGCTGAGGCTTTCAACATTGATACTCCTAAGCGTATGGCTCATTTCTTGGCTCAGATTGCACATGAGAGTGGTGAACTGCGATATACCAAGGAACTCGGCAACAGAAACTACTTCCATAAGTATGATGTGGGCAAGTTGAAGAACATGCTCGGCAACCTGAAAGATGGTGATGGCTACAAGTATCGTGGAAGAGGTTTGATACAGATTACTGGCAGAGCCAACTATCAGGCTTATCAGAACAGCAAATATTGTACTGGTGACATCATGGAGAACCCTCAGTTGCTGGAGCTTCCGCTAGGAGCAACGAAGAGTGCTATGTGGTGGTGGTGGAAACATGACCTGAACAAGCTGGCTGATAGTGATAGTTTCTTGGCTATTACCAAGATAATCAATGGTGGAACCAACGGATTGGAATCAAGACGAAAGTTCCTTACAAGAGCAAAGAAGGTCTTTAATGTTTAGTCTATGAAAGTAAAATGGTACGATACTGATTTTTGGCAAGTAGCACTCTACGTGATTGGCATCTTGCTGGTGGCTTTTTTTCTGTCGGGATGCAAGACAAAATACGTCCCGATGGAAAAAGTTATATGTCGGGACGTAGTAAAACACGATACGCTGCATACTTCTGACAGCGTTTTTGTGCGTGATTCAATCTTCCTCAGACAGAAGGGAGATACATGTTTTCTTGACCGATGGCATGAGAAGAGCATTTATAAAAATGTGTATAAGGTGAAGGTGGATTCCTTCCTGAAAAGAGACTCCATCCCAGTTCCATACCCAGTAGAAAAACAACTCTCCAAGTGGGAGCAGTTTCAGTTGAAGTATGCAGTATGGTCTTTTGGAGCACTCTGCATGCTGCTAATCGTATTAGGTTATAAACTCTATAAAAAGATAAAGAATGGCAAATTTCACATTGACAATCACGAAAAGTAACATCTATGAGGAGGTGGCAAAAACTACTGCCTACATAGGCGCAAAGAACAAACTGGAGGATGGAAAGTCGGCATTTGACCAAGTATTTGTGACGGATGCAGACTTGACGATGATTGAGCGGTTCTTCAATGAATCGCTGGATGCGCTGATAAACGTGCTGAAACAGTTTATCTCCGGCGGCTCAGGAGTATACGGAACCATCACTTGGCAACTCGAAATGCCTAGCAGATTTGATGATAACCTACTCGAATCAATCAAATCCTCTGCCAACTCATTCTTGGTGAACAGCATCATCGGGAAGTGGTGTGAGATTACCGCCAACGACAAGGTGAAGGAGTATGCAGATAACGCTGCTGCATTATTGCTCGACATCAAGGATAAAGCGTTTTTCAAAAAGAAACCAACACGAACAAAAATATCATAGTATGGCAAGAAAAGATTTAGCGATAACGTTGTATATGAGTGAACTCATGTATGACTTTCAGAACAAAGCATTCCTGACTGGGCGTAGCAGAAGGGCTGCTGACATGGATGCTGAGGCTGCCAGCTATATTCAGGCAAGTGATGATGAAGAAGACAAGAATCAGGCTTTGCGTAGCATTCAGAATGCGTATAGTCAACTGCTTGTGGAGTTAAGTGAATCGGTACGAACCGATAGCGGTACAACTGCATCTAACGAGTTAATTGATGGCGATACAGATATAACAATCAATCTCTCCCTTCCATCCAATTATCCGCTCGCCTTGAAGGGTGCACTTACAAGTTCTATCCATGACTACATTATCAACAAGGCTTTGATGGATTGGTTCATCATTACCAATCCTAACGAGTCGAAGACTTATTCAGAATTGTCTGTTGTAGACATCAAGAATCTGCATGAGACCATCAACAGACGTGAGAGACCAAGCAGAACGGCTCCTAACGAATAAGGAAGGAGGTGAGTATGAAAGAATGCAGAACATGCTGCCTTGGTTACAAGGTAATGATAGAGCTTCAGAAGAAGGAATTGGTGTTTGACATCAGGAATACGGCTGCTTCCTATGCCGATTCTATTTCCAGTTCGATAGATGATTCGCATTCCATCCATAACGTCTATGATGTAGGCGAGGATGGCAATCGGGATAAACTGGCTAGGATTCTTGATTCAGCGGTAGAAGACTGCAAGGAAATGCTTTTCAGGTATACTAAGATGGAAATGCTTGGAGGTGGCTTTGATTCCAACGAGTGGGAAGAGTGTATAGGTTCCCCGACAAATGACGAGGATGCCTATTATCTAGCCATGAGAATGCCAAGCGGATTCTCGAAGACAAGTGTGCATACCATGACGGTATATATTCACGATTATATTGTGAACCAGTGTCTATACGAATGGCTGATGATTGTTTATCCTGATGGTGCTGATAGGTTCTGGGCACTGGCTGAGGATAAGAAACAGAAGATTAAGGATGCCAGCAACCGCTCGGCTGGAAGAGTAAGAATAGCATTGCATCCATTTTAGTATATTAGTCGTTTTAGGTTAATGTAAAAGCAAGGGTAGCTATCCATCACGGACGGCTACCCTTTATTTTTTATATAGTAAAAAAAACATTTATCTAAGTTTATGTTCCACTAGATGTAGATTCCTGCTTGGTTGTTACTGAACCAGTAACAGCGGCATCAACATTTCCGCTTACTGATGCGCTGACAGAACCACTTACAACCGTCTTGATAGACTCAGGTAAAGTCTTGACATTAACATCTGTAGCAGCCAGCTTCAATCCATTCTTCTGCTGGTCTGCATACTGGTTCTTATCCTGAGCGATAAAGTTATTCATAGCCGTAGCTATGTTGTAGAGCAGTTTATCGGTGTCGCTGCTGAGAGAATCGGAATCGACCGATGCGTACTTATTGTTCTCAACGGTTGCCGATGTTGTCTCCTTCTCACGATACAGAACAGCCTGATTGATGAACTCCTGAGCAAACAAGAATGACTTGCTTACAAGTTGCTTTATCTTGGTGTTGTCTATGTTGAGTGGATTTTTATACTGCTGGAGCATAGACTGCAAGCAACTTGCTGCTACTTCTTCTCTAGGCTGTAGGGTAGCGATTGAGAAGATTTCCTCTGTTTTGTCACTTTCCTCTGTTCCACCTGTTTCTGATGTGGTTGCTATTCCATTTCTAGGGAATTGGAGAGCGTTTGATGTTCCATCGGAAGAAGTTTCTCTGACAAGTTTCGTTCCAGTTGTCTTTGTGATAGAGGATTCTACTATCTTTAGCAACTGCTTATCTCCATTTACATAAAAATAGCCATTTGCTAAAAACTCATATTGCTTTCCGTCTAACATGATGTAGCCGAAGTAGTCTGACCTTCTTATTTCATAGAACTTTATTTCTGTAGCTATATGCACTTTGTTGTTGGCATCCATATAGCCTACGGATGCTCCATTTCGTGCACGCTGTGAATCGAAAGCTAATAATGTATATTCTGCCATAATTATCTGAGTTTATTTTGTAATCTTGATTGGAACTCTGTAGATAGTGCGCTGATAGATTCGTTTGGGGCAAGGTTACCCATGAACACGACCCTGAAATATTTGTATGGGGAACCTACAAGATTTCTGAGATACATATTTGTAGACGAACCAACGTAATACCAATTAGATAAATCATTACTTCCAAATAGAACCGTTCCACACTTTCCTTCCTGAATGATTCTGAAATATCCTCTTGTGATACAATCAAACATGGTCTTATAAGCATCTTGTCCAAGTGTTAAAGGTCGGCTGCAAAGGAAGAATGGAACATTATCTATAGGTTCCTTTACGTACACATCAAGTATGTTTCCTGCTTTGTCTGTAGCGTATGACTCAGGATATATATTTACTCGCTTGTTGAAGACATTGTGCATGGCTCCCCACATCTTGCTTTTCAAAGAGTAAACGTAAGCATAAGTATAGTTCGGGTTAAAGACGATGATACGACTATCATAATAGTCGTAAATCATATCAGCTTCTTCGAGATACTTACGGAAACGGACATACTTCACATCTGACTCAGGAATATTACCTAGTTCAAGGAGTTTGTTCGGATAGGTCTTATCCTTTGTTGAATGTGAGTAGATAGATAGAAAATCGAAAGGATAATCATCCAGTACATCGGTAAGACAAACGGACTCTCTTCCTTGTTGCATCATGATTCCTCGCTCTGTCGGGAACAGAACTGCATCATCAATCTGCAAGATGCCCTTCGGGTTGGAGCAAATATCTCTATTGGCTGGCTGTCGGGCAATATATGTTCCTTCTTCTCCAAGCATCAATACCCATACACCTTCATCGGTAAAAGCGTATAGAGGTGCATCACCAAACTGACCTTCGCTTATTGGTCTAGTGTTAGCAGCAAGTGCATTTATGATAGAAGAACCAACCTGAACACTATTCTTTGCAGGGAAGATTAGAGGATTCTCAGCTTCGCTTACTTTCACAACAGAAGAATATGGAAGTGCATTTGTGTTTGTTTTATAGTTTTCGTACTTGCTTACAATATTGTTCCATTCCTCTTCTGATGAGGTTTCCCATGGTAAAGCAAATTGTGGTACGTTTTCCTTTCCTTCTCCAGCTACGTAAAAAGAGAATGCTGTAGTTTCGGAAGAATGCAAGTTAACCGTAGATTTCTCAAACACAGAAGTTCCAGTCTTTTTATAGAATGTGATTTCAGATACGTTTAAGATTGGTACACATACAAAGTAATATAGTCTTGCACCTAAATCATCAACCTTGCACCAAAATTCTTTGTTTGATGCTTTCACTCTAACTATTCCTTCTGTGTTTAATTGTGCATCGTTTGGCAAGTTTGATAATGCTGGAGTGATATTACTTATCAAATCAACATTATATCCTTCTTTTACGTTCCCAACATGAAGTCTATTATTGTATGTAATCGCACATTTACCTCCTAAATCAGAACGGTATAGGTTAGCCAAAGATAAAGACTCTTCCGTTCCCTCAACTCTTTTGAGTTGAAGTTCTTTGCCAATTTCGTCTTTACTGATAAATAGTGAATGATAGAATGATAGGGAATCTATGGCATTGGCTGCTTCCTTTCCTGACATCATTGTGAAAAACATATCACCTTGGTCTCTATCATTTAATTCTGGTACAACGTATTTGGCTGCTGCTGATTCTAAATTAACGAAAGATTCGGCTTTGCTTAAAAAAATATCAATGCCTTGTATAAGATTTGATATTTTATCAAGATTATCTATGTTTGCGCTAATAGTCCAAGTTGCTATTGCTGGTCCAATCGACCAAAATCTCTTGTTGTAAGGGTCAACACTAACAGAAGCTAAAGTTGAACTATTCCAGTCAAGTTTAAAAATATTGGAAATGCTGTAGTATGTACCATCGTATAACCTGATGGCTGCTACTCCAAACACAAAATATTTTTGCCATTGTTTTCCTTTGTCGGACAAAGTCTTATTAATTACAGCGTCAAACATGTTGAAAACTTTTGAAACTTGGTTTACATTCATTCCAGTTATCTTTCTACCAGAAGAACTGCTTTCATAAGTAACATAGTCCCAAAATTCATCACCTAGCGAGATTTCTGCTGAACCACCTTGATAATCAAATTCTTTAAAATCGATTTTGATTCCATAGTTAAAGTTATCTCTATCAAATAGCTGATAATTATCGTCAATCCAATATAAGTATTTGATAGATATTTCTCCAACAAAATTAACTATATTGCCAACTGCTGTGACGGCATTGACGTGGAATCCGTTCAAGTCGATGGTGTTCTTGGTTCCGTCTCCACCTTTCTCCATCCAGTACCAAGTATCATCTTCTTTACGGATGATGTAGTGGGAGTGAATCGTTTCATCGTGTGTGACCTTATGCACCAGTTCAATGGTGTCTCCTGCATCCAGCGTGATGTTCGGCTCGGCTACTACTGGCTGGTGGATAGGGTGGAGTGCCCCATCCTCGTTGATAAGGTTGAGGCAGGTTGCCAACTCACCATCCTGACAATTATAGTCGGATGGTGAGTGTGTCAAGCCTTGAAATATTACATCTTGTCTTGTTGCCATGTGCTTAAATTTGAGTTTGGTCGCATGATTTCGTAATAAGGTTCGCCTTTGGCTGACTTGCGTGGGATGCAAGTAAGACGAACCATTCTGTTGAGCGGAAGATTGTAATCATCAAGGATGGCGGTGATGGAAGGGTAGTCACTTCTGAAACCTACCTTCTTATACTTCTGATTGAATTGAAGCTGAGCGAAGGCGGTGTTGGCTTTGCGAAGTTCTTCCCAGTCCTCACGCATGCAGAATCCGTATGAACCTCTGTCAGATAACCTGAACACGAAGATGGAATTGTCTGTTCGCTCCTTCTGCATGATATGGTCGTAGATGCCCTTGGAGAGCGTGACCGAGTTGGCTCTTCCGTCCAGTACAACAAAATCGTTGCGGTGTCGGAAACCTTTGACTTTATCTATTAAATACTTGAATTTCATGTTGCAAATATAATATGAAAAGTGATAAAATGGATATTATCCGTTAACTTTGTCTTTCCGCTTGGATCTACCATTGCGGTTGCCATACTTGGTGATGATGGCAGATGCTCGCTCTGAGCGGTAACAGCCACATGATTTGGTTCGTCCGTCACGAAGAGCAGAACCTAGAACCGTACAACCTCTGCCACAATCACATTTGCATATCCAGAACGCACCATGCTGGTGGTTCTCTTTATCAGATTTTCGGCAGACGAGTAATCTGCCGAAACGCTGTCCAGTAAGGTCTATCAACTTTCCCATACTACTTCTCTGCCAGTTTCTTTGCCTCTTCAACTGATACTGGCTTTCCGCTAAGAGGAATGCGGAAGTCGAACTTTGAACGGAAACCATAATAGCCTACGAAATCGAAGCTCTGTTTCATCCGCTCGTCTGTGGTGATGTACTTCTTGTAAGACTTCACCTCCTTCTCTGAGCGGTAGATGGTAGAGTTGACGAAGTAGGAACTGGTTCCCTTGTTAGCGATTACTGCAATAAAGAACTGCTTACCAAGGAATTTTTCCTTGATACGCTGAATAATTGAGATTTTCTTTGTATTCATATATAAAATTTGATTAATTATTAAGAAGAATGCAGATAGGCTGCACTCTTAAAACTATTCGATTCCACAAGATACGATACCATCTTCTTTGTTGATACCTCGGAAGTGTTCGCATCGCTGGCAAGCAAGACTACCTACATATAGTATTTCGTTGGTGTACTTGCCGTATATGCCGAATGGGCAGGGAGTGGTGTACTCGAAGTGCCCACCAACAAATTCATTGACGTTAAATTTTGGATATTTCATAGGTTACTTTAATATGTTTCGAGATTTTTGTAGTATTTTCTTATGACTGAAAATATGTTGCTTTTAGTTCTTCCGCATGATTTTGGCTCAGGGCAGAAACCTCTATATACACATTGAGGAACGCAAGCGGATGCAAGCAAAGGTTCGATACGTGCCAATTCATCAATAACAAAGTACCACACTTCTCTTGTCTCATTTGATGCTTTGTTGCAGAGTCTCAGTTTAGAGATATTGATAATCTCCTGAGCGTTGAGGGATAGCTGCAAGTTGACTAAATCATCCTGACGCATATCGTGGCGAGATACCTTGGAGCCAGTAATATCTGGTCGTGATGTGGAGACGAATGGCTGAGCATGAACATGGCGAACAAAATGGTTGCTCACCCAGTATGGTATGCCATATATCTTAATATCGAACTCCAATTCTCTGAGCGGTGAATGCTCGCTGAGAATCATCTGTTTCTTGAACTCATCGCTAGGCTCATGTCCCAGCGGTTCCTTACCTTGTGTGAACCGAGCAGCATCCACTACACGCTGCCAGTCCGTTACTCTTTTGATTTCTATTTTCATACGCTATAAATTCTTTAACTTGCCAATTATTCTAGCAAAGCGTGGTATATTTTTTGAGCATTCACTTATACGATACTCTTTCGTCATTAAGTTGTATATCCATTGCAGAACATCTGCATCCGAGTGAAACTCATTTATATCTTGTTCGTTTAATATTATTCGTTTTTCCATAAGCTATTTCTCCTTTCCGCTATCCACATCATTCTCTCCAAGAATATCCTTGATTTTCTTTTCGATGAACTCATCGGAAGCTAGTTCCTTAATAAGTTCATCTATATCAGGTAACTTTGCATCAACTCCGTCTTCTTGATTTTTGGAGGCAACATATTCCTTTAGTGCTTTCGCCCAAGAACTATTTGCCAAGTCTGCCAATGAATCCTTTTGGCTTTCATAGGCTTTCTTCAACTCTCCGTTATCACGGAAATATCTGAGCACTTCCGTCAAAGAGAGAATAAAGTTCTTTTCAGCAATCGGGTTACTCTTTGCCTCTTCCAGTTTTAGCATCAGGAAGAGTAATGATGCATGTAATTTTGTTTTGTCCATAACTAACCCTTTCTTCTACGATTTTTGATATGTAATGCTAAAGCGCAAAACGACAACAATAGCACTAATAATTGTCCTGCTTCCATATTACTTTTCCTCCACTATTTTTTGCTAATCTAACCTTCATACGCTACTTTTTTTTATCTAACCATTCCATTACGTAACGATAGGCATCATTTTTGTAACGTCTCATAAAATACTCTAAATTGCTTCTATCTTTGAGATAATCAGACAAATCACCTCTCCAATAACCATACAGATTATCGAGTAAAACACTTGACATTTCATTGATGCTACGCTTGATGAGCTTCTGTTGCTCCACATTCTTGTTGTAATGAAGAAGCGAACATGATGCTCGTTTGAGCCATCTCCACCATTTTGAAGAAATCTTCTTTACTTCTATCCTTTCGGGAAGTTCCTCTCTTTTTGTGTGCATATCAATGAGCTTATTATACTCTTCTATGCTAATTGTTATTCGTTTCTCCATACTACTTCTCCTTATCGAATTTATTGCCAATAACATAAACTTCAAATAAATTAACAAATAGCTCGTAATTGTCAACTTTATCTAAACTCTTGAATGCAAACGTTCCTTCTTCTTCAATATAAACTACCTCATAGAGATTGTCTATACACAAAAGGTCATAGCTGTCATGCACTATATCGCCTTCCCAAATTTCATTGCAGTCTTCGTCCATCATTCCCGTGAACTGACAGACTGTTTCTGGAATTACTTTGTAAGGAGTTAAATAACATCTATCATCTTTATCACTTTCTTTACGATGAATATACGCTATTCCCTGAGAGTATGTAAGTGAACCCTCTACCCATTCCCCGTTATCAAGACGTTTTGCCTTAAACTTTATGTTTTCTATTTTCATAAGCTATAAATCTTCTTTTTCAAATTCACTCTTTGGAACACGATAACAAACTTCTGCACCATAGTAACGTTCTATACCTTTTAAGGGCATTTCCTTTTCTAAAATATCATGTACCTTCGTGCCTTTTCTAACACTAATAGCTATATAATCATAGCTATTATTTATCATCAATAGTGAGTTATTTGTCATGTACACCTTGCCATTCTTGGAAAGATTACTATGATTTCTTGAAGGCTGATAGTATAACCCACTAGCCTTATGCTTGATTCTGTAAGGTTTAGTCATAACTATTCATTTAAATTTCTCTTCTCTTTAATTCTATTCTCGTGACACTGAATCATACGTTTATAAAATTCTATCATCTTTTTATTAACGAAAACAGTATCATATTCACCTATATAGTAATCTCCATTTAAGAGTTCGCTGACGTGTATTCGTACAACGTCTTGCGTCCAGTTATCTATAAAAAGATAATAGGTTTCACGATTAGGATGTACCATAAGGTACTCGTAGTAGTGGAATTTATCATTTTTAATAAATGTCACTAAGCAACCTTTTGTTAACTGACTTATGTCTTTTAATACTTCCATACCTATTTCTCCTTTGCTTTAACATTATACACTCCATCAATGACTTCCACTTCATAGCAATCAGGGCAATAGTGCTTGCCATCTATGATTTCCCAATCAGAGTAGTCACCAATGTCAAATTCTTTGTTACTTAATAGTGCAGAGCAAGTATCTGTACCGCCAAATACTTCTCCGCATCTATCGCAAACAATCTGATACATCGTAATCGGTCTATACATAAGCTATTCTTATTTTAATTCTACTGGCTCATCTTCCCATTTCAGATCTCTTCCGATGAGCTTCTTGATAGAGCCTTGTGGAAGAGGAATTATCTGGGTTTTATCATTGCCCCATAACCTACGGAATAATTTCTTCGGTCTATCTGAAAGAATAACTTCCACACCATGATAATTAACTGCTACCCATGCCATAACTATTCATCTTTTACGCCAAATGGAGTACCATCGGCAAATAACAAATTCTTAAAGCAACTTTCAAATGTCTCATCTTCATATCCACCGAAGTCACAGCCATCAGTAATTAAGCATGTGAATGCACGATGTGTTTGATAATTAGCAAAGTACTTATCTTTAACAACACCAAACGGCTGATGTTTCAACAATTCTTGCCAGCACTCTTCTGCGTTCTTGAATGGGCGGTAGGTTGGTTCTGGCTTAATACGATAGCCATCAGGTTTTCCTATCAATGTATCAAGAACAAAGCCCTCATCGTCACCATCAATATCACACCATACGCCCATATCGTTCCACTGAATGGTCTTGCCTTCTTTAATTGCCTCTAAAATTGGAAACAATCTCTGAATTTCGCCTTTATAAATTTCCTCCATACTCAATCCTCCAACTCTATATTATGTTCTTCTGCGAAACTATCTTCTGCCTCTTCACAAAACTGACCTTCGCAAAGTGATTCTGGGAGTACTCTGCTAGTATAATACTCTCGGCAGCATAACTCACAGATATCATTTCCATAATTATTTCTCAACTCTTCTCTAGTCATTACTCATCCTCCTCTCTGACTAAATAATCATACATAGGTTTACGGTTTCTGAGATATTCTTTACGTATCTTTTCTGCCTCTTCCTCTGTATCGCAAGTTGCAATAACTCCATCGGGATATGTATCCCAATATCTAACTACCTTAAATTTTGTCATAATCAATCCTCCAATAGTTTAAACTCAGCAATAGAATGATAAAAATCACCATTTCCATATACGTTACAACTATATAATTTTCCATTAACTGAAACCTCAAAATAGTTGCCATCATCATGTGTAATCTCTATCTCATCTGGCAGGATATTTTCCTTGAAGTACTCAGCTGATTGGATATTATCCATAGACTCCTCAGTTTCAAAGGTTACACACTCTTCATTAATTATATCTTCTATGTTCATACTTATTCCTCCAACTTTTCGATAGGTTTCCAATGAGTGATAATATTACCATAGAGCTTGTTGTATCTAAAGCTATTGCCTACATTAATGTATTTGTCTCTTGAATCAATCCATACTTCCGTAGGTTTTACTTTGCTACAAACTTCCACATTCTCGTTATAAGGAGGCAACTCATCCTCAACAGATACCCAGTCTGACTTTCTCAATTCCAGCAATACACAGCGAAGTACTGCATTTGCTGTTCTAAGATGTTCGTTGTGCCTATCATCACCAAATGATATGTTATCAGTATTTTCATTGATAACACTTTGTATCAGTTCTATGACTTTTTTCTTATCCATTGCTTATACATTATTATCAATATTAAAAACCTCACGAATAGCATCAGATGGCATTGCATTTATTTAATATGACTACCTTAACAAAGCCACCACTCAATGAAGATATTACTTTAAATATTTTATCTTTAGCAAATTGAAGTGCTGACTTCTTTACCATTACCAAATCTCCTGGAATATATAACTTATCCATACGCTTACTTTTTACGATGATTATACTTTTTGATAGCATCCTTCTTAGAAGCTGCCATAATTTTAACACCCTTGATGGTGAACTCATGCTGCGCCTTTGGCTGACACTTCTGTTTGTCGGATGGAATGTTGCCTTTCGGAACATTAAATCTAATACGTGGAGAACCAAAAGGAAAATCATCCATTTGATAATCTATTCTAGTTATCACATCAATCATTGACAATAGTCCACTCATACGCTTTACTTTTCAAGTTTCTCAATCAATGCCTTAATCTCATTATATGCAAGAATATCTGTGCTTCTACAGAGGTTACCAATATTCTTCAACTCCATGATTATCTCATGATTTGTAGGCACACCATGCTTCTTTCTTACCCATTCGATGAACTCGGGAATTACAATATTAGTGCTTTCCAATGTCTTACCTACTCTGCCATTGTATGACAGAAGGTAGTAGTTCTTTCTTGTTAAGAACCACCACAAAGTAACTAACCTATATTTGATACTTAATAATTTCTGTTTCATAATCAAAATACAATTCTAAAATCCTTACCTTTCAAAGTAGGTCTCTTTTGGAGGACGAACTTCTATAAATCTTCAAAATCTATCGGGAAGAGCGCACAATATTTATACTTTAACGTGCAGATGAATCTTCCGTCGAGCATTATATCAAATACAAATGTTTCCATTGGTTGCCTCCTTCCTTTGGGAATAAATCTGAGACATAGAGCCATTGAGTATAATGCCATTTTTCATAATAGTCTTTCCAAGTTATATAACCGTTTGGACACCATCTTACTATGGTTGTGCCATAAAAACCATAAGCTAATATTTCCTTCATACGTTCTGGCTCTTCGTCTGTTTGATGCCACAAGTCTTTCAAAAACTCATTGATAGCCCACTTAGCACCTTTTCTAAAGCCTTCTATTTTACAATAACTGTCATAAGACATCTTATCATCAAAACAGATAGCTTGTGCAGCCTCTTCTATTTTCTTTTCATCTATCATAATCTACCCTTTCTTTTTCTAAGTTGATTCTTTCTACGCATTCTTCTTTGCGCCTTACCATCTTGTATATCTTCACACTTAAAGTGTGGTGGACAATACCAAGGTATACAATTCGTTAAATCTTCATTACCCATATCTAGCCCTCCACATCTTTAGTTGTACCTAACAATGATTCGTTGCCTTCGTAAGGGATACAGAACTCCCATCTACCATTAACACATACATAGTCAAGATATTCATCTGTCTTATCTGTATGGCTAAATATATTTGCACGCCATTCCTCCGTTTTTTGATGTCTAACCAACACATTATCGAATGGTTTCAGTTCTACCTTTGGCTTCAAATCCACAATCTGTTTCTTCTCAGCATCCCAATCTTTGCCTTCCTTTGCTAAAGCTTCAAAGAGCAGCTGCTTTTCTGAGTCAGTTGCAAATCTATACCCTTCAGCCGATACACGATTATCGTTAAACAATAATCCAAACGTTTCATCTATAGAAACATAGAAATAAAGGGTATGCTTATAAAACTTTCGGCATATTGCTACTGATTTTCCATATACCACTATATCCCCATCCTTGAACTCTGACTGAACCTTCTCTACTTCAATAGTCTCAAGATTAAGTTTACCATTATTTATTTCTTCTACGCTTTTGATAAATTCAAGAGCTTCTTTCTTTGATGCTAAGATATAATAAGCTGTATCATAATAATAATAATGTGAATCCCCTAAGACTTTAATCTTGCCAAGGAACTTCGTGTAATCTTCATTCACCCATTTATCAAAGAATACTTTGAAACCTGAACTATTTGTCAATACATCACCCTTCTTCCAAGAGAACTTCTCCCAATTACGCATTTCCTTAGATGGAAAGATGATGCATTCTCCGTCATCATACAATTTGCCATTTTTATCAAGATACCCTTCTCCACCATTCATAAAACCGAACTTTGAATTATAAAAGGATATTTTGAAACTTTTATCATCTACTTTTTCTAACTTGCATTTACCACAAGCGGAAGAATATAACTTCGTTCCTTGCGGCTTATCCTTTAGGATTTCCACTATGTTTATCTTTGTTTCCATATCACTTCACTCTTTTAAATTGAACATTCTTTCCGTCTTTTCTGTCGATTGCGGCACAACAAATATCTTTGCAGATATTTTCATAAATATTGCTGCTTATCTCGTCAAAGAAGCAACCATTACATTCTTCTGTCTCGCTTTCAACCACCTTTAAGGTGATTTCTGAGCCTATAGGTAAATCTTCCATAACTAATTTCTCATTATGTGACACTTAACAACCTTGTTTACTGCAAGAGGTTGCGATTTATTAAAATTCTCAATGATATTGCGTTCCATCTGCTCAGGAAAGATGGGTTTGGTGGGCTTTGGAATGTAGATGGTAGCTTGGATTTTGCTACCATCACTCAACGTCAATAAACATCTTCTTGAAATCTGTTCTATTCCAAACATAATTTTATTCTCCTAATATTTGCATCCGTGAAGATACGGACGAGATTCGTTATACTGCATTTTCAACTTGATGTACTCCATCAGGTCGATATTGTGATTGTGGGCGATTGCGAAAGTCCGCATAAGAATATTCTGTAGAGTTTTTGATACGAACCAATAGGATGATTCATTATCAACAAACGAACTAAACTTTCCATTTAACCGATATAAATCGGCTGCGATATTGCTCCTATGAATCTTGTTTTGAATCATGTATTGAATCCTGCCAATTTCATATTCATCAGCAAGAACAGAATTGCTATTTATTTTAATAGGGCTTTTGCTGTTCATCCATCCTAAGAGTGATAAGATACGGATGGCAATATCAGCGAACTCGGATTCAACCGTTCCTTCAAGAGTGTTCTTGTAGGCGGTAGGAATATCTCTGTCCATCTGAATCTCGCTCTCATAGTCTTCGATACTTCCGTGTCGGTTGTGTCTGTCTGCCTGAACAGCTTCTGCCATTTCTGTGATAATTAGCATCAATTCGGTTTCTATTTCTGTGCTCTCAGTATAGAAACCATGCTTGTCGGCATTCTTAAAAGTTTCTTCTGCTAAGGATGCCAGTTCTTTCTGCGTTATAATTTTCATATTGTTCTTGATTTATTATTTTCTGATAGTGAATGCCATATCGTTGAGTGTTCTGCACCAGTTTATCTTTCCTTCTGCGCATAACTCGTTGATGGCTTGATATGGCTGGTGGCATCCTCGGTTGATGATTTCGGCTGTTAGGACGTGGGGCGGCACGATGTGTGCAGCTTCACGCTCTGCCTGAATCTCAGCGATGATGGCTAGGATTTTTTCTTTCTCTGTCTTCATTTGGCGAAGGTAAGAATGAGACGTGGGTGACTTCGGACTGGAACATTAAACATTCCAACATTCCGTTCAAGTCTTGTTGGTACCACAAGCCATCGTGCATTGTCCCGATGATTGGATTTCCTTTGTACCATAGTATCATTGTCTTATTGGTAAACATGGCTTTGTGCGCTTTGCTGATTCTCTTGCCTACCTTGATATATCCAAAAATATTCATAAGCTAGAAGAGTGATAGCTGACCATTCTTGTCGTGGTAGTGATTTCCTGAAGGGAATATCAGTTCCTCGAACATGGCGGTCAGGCAGTTGGTTACTATTGAGTTTCCTGCAAGGGCATAGAGTTTGCTCTTGCTGATGATGAGTTGACCAGTCTTCTCCTTGCTCAGGAGTTTGTCTATGTCAGCTTCGTGAACTCCCATCAGTCGGAAACAATCTCTTGGAGTGTACTTCCTGATTTGGATGGAGTATTTCTTTCCGTTTGGTGCGGTGTGAATGATTTCTTTGTTCATGATTGTTACGAATGTCATGTTTGCTGTATCAATGGTTGTCTTGATGGTAGGGTAGATACCTTGCATTACAGCTTGGTTATAGATGTCGAGAACTTGACCGCCTACATCAGGTTTCACCTTCCCCGATAGGAGCAGGGATTTCATTCTCTTTCCTCCGGTTATCATATCTCTTTTACGATTAAGAATAGTGGGATGCAATTACCTCCGTGACCCATAGCTGAATTGAGAGTAGGGGAGATTCCCTTGGTGGAGTAGACTCTGGTCTGCTGCTCTATTCTGCCTTTGATTTGGAGGTTTGCTAGCTTTATAATTTTGTCGCACATTATAATTTCTTGATGATTAAGACTGCATTGGCTGCTCTGCCATCGTTATGTATATAGTTAGCAAACCCAGCCTTATAATAACTTGTACGGATGGTTCTACTTAAACCATCTACGTCTGAGTTGATGAGCAGTTTTCTGCTTGTAACTTTTTGATTATCAATACCCCCCCTTAGGGAAATGGTCAACACCAAGAAGATTGGCTATGCTGATTCCTGCACCAAATGATGATGTGATGGTCGGGGAGCATCCATCAGCAGTTTTCGGTATTGCTATCTTCGGGGTAGAGTTTTTCGATTGATTCATTGATGTCTGCTTTTGTGAGATACTTTTCTAGAAGGGGCTTGGATAGGAAATATTCGGGAGAAACATTGTCTTCCAAGATGTCCTCAACCGTTGTCTCTAGCTTAATGGGAGAAGGGAAGTGATACTCTGGGTTCGGCTCGTCTTCTGTGCGTAGGATGGAGATAACGAAGATACGCTCACGATTCTGAGGCACACCATAATCTTTAGAATTAAGAACCTTGTAGAAGGAGGTGTAACCAAAGGAGTCAAGGTCTTTGAGGTACTGGAAGAAGTACTTCCTCATCTTCTCAGTGAGTAGACCTTTCACATTCTCTAGCATAACGTACTTTGGTTTCTTGACTGCCAGCATTCTCTTCTCCTGAAAGATAAGGGATGAGCGTGTGCCGCTGCCTTCCTCTGCTCCTTGGCGAAGTCCTGCATTGGAGAAATCTTGGCAAGGTGAAGACCATGATATGAAGTCGAAGTCGGGAACCTCATTCCAGTCTATCCTTATCACGTCTCCGAAGTTAGGTATGTCTCTTCCGTGTAGGAGTCCGTAGGCTTGGATGGCTGATGGCTCTATCTCTGAGTAGCCCACTACCTTGAAGTCGAACTCAGGATGCTTATCTTTGAGGTACTTGAAGGCTAGGCTCTGACTGCTATAGCCAGCGAATGCCTCAAAGACTCTGAGGGGATGCTGTTTGTTGTACTTACTGATTGCTATCATTTTGGTAAACAGATTTGTGGTTTATGGATTCCATTGGATGCCCAAGCGTTCCAAAGTTCCGTTATCACGATATATCTCCAACTGCTTTCTGCATAGGCTATGAGGATTCTTTTGCAGAAGCTCTATCATACCTATGATACGTGTCTTGAAAACGTTGTCCTTATCCGCATTTGTCACGTTCTGCTCAGCCCTCGTCTTTGCGATAAGTTGGCTGATTTCAGAAGGATTCTCGTTAACGGCTGCTGGCGGTGGTGTTGCTCCGATGAGTTCGTCTTCCCATCCTCGCTGGTTAAGGAAGGTTTGGAAGTTCTTTCTGTACTGCTTGTCGGGCTGTGAGATTACATAGAGAGGAATATACTCTATAGCTGCCTTGCGGTCTTTCAGGCTCATGGAGTTCCATTTCTTTTCGAGTTTGGCTTTGCAGCCTACCTTCTTGTCGTACAAGTTCCATGCTCGCTCAAAGGTATATTCGTCTTTGACTTGCTTGGGTGGAGGAGTTACTTTATAGCCTTTGGATTCAAGAATAGCAATAATCTTTTGTGTAATATATTCATCTGCTTTTTCCTGATATTCTACTAAGAATTGTTCTATAATAGATGGTTCCTCTCTAAAAAAACTATTATCAAATTTAATATCACTCATAGTTCACCATTTAAATAATTGTCGATTGCTTGGATAAATTCATCTATAGAGCGGACGATGATGTACTTGCCACCATGTCGTTCTACTTCTAACTGGAATACCTTCTGTTCGGGTTCCTGCCTACCTTTCGGTGTTTTGTTTTCGATGCAGAGGAAACCGTACTGGGAGGTGCGCTTCAGGAGCAGCATATCAGATACTCCTGCCTTCATACCTTCTTCTTTGAGCCATGCGGCTTGTCGGGAAGTTCGCTTTCCACCATTAGGAACGGCAAAGAAGACTCCTTCAAGGTCAGGATATACCCCACGGATATACCTGACCTCTGCGGCTTGCAAGTTGTGCTCATTGTAGGATGAACGCTTGCGTATCTTCTTGCCTTCCTGCTGTAGCTTTGCCTTGATTTCAGCGTAGCTTGCCATTACCAGTCGGTTGAGAAAAGGTCGTTGAGAGAATCTTCACCCATCAAGCGGATGGCTTCTAATACAAGGTCTTTACTCTTGAAGTAAACACTTCCATCGTTGGTTCTCATATTATATCTTGGAACGATACCTTCTTCGTCCTTAACGATAGCCCAGTTTTCGTTATCGCAACCAAACTCAGGCTTCCATCCCTTATTAAGATATTTGGCGATGTTCTGCAACTTGTTGAAAGCATCACAACGTTTAACCTGAGCAGGAGTGGCGCATTTAACTGATTTTTTGTATGCAATCATATTCAAGAAGAGTTTTTTGCACATATCATCATAAGTGATAGGATTGCCTTCCTTATCATCAGAAGCTTCTGCGTCTCCTTCAATCTTCTGACGAACCATCAACTTGCCATCCTCAGCGAAGAAGAACTGGAGATTATCAGGGATTGGGTACTCTACTGCCGAACCATCAGCAGGAATGCGCAACTTAGATAAGGTTGCCTTTCCGTTATTGATGTTCGTAACGTCCTGATTACTGATGCCTTCTGCATGAATATCAGGAGTCTCTTCCTCGGCATTCTCTGCCATCTTCTTGGCAATCATGTCTACACCTTTGCCAACGATTGCTCCGAAAAGCATCTGTGCAAATGGTGGTAACTCTGGGGTGTTGTTGCGCTGACGATTACGTCTGTTGTTGCGCTTTTCGTTTCTACGTGTCATACTAACTATAATTTTGTAAAATGTTATTAAACTCGTCTTCTGTAATACCATTAGCCATGAGAATGGTTAGGATGGTATCAAGACATTTACTATATACTTCATTAAAGGCTGGCTCATCCATCTTGGCGAAGGAGATAGACTTGGCTCTCTCCAAGAACTTCTGTCCGTTGAGGTCGTAAAGCGGTTCGCTGAATCCTGATGTTATCAGCAGTTGCTCACGGAATGTGTCTATTGAGCGTAGGTTGGTGCGCTGCTGCTCTGTGAGACAATCCCATGCTGCTCTGATAAGGGAGAAGAACTTGCGGTGAAACTTAATGTTCCTTGGTCGAACTATGTTCGCCTTGACGATGGAACCAACCTTTATCTTTTTCATTTCCTCGTAATCATCATCCGTGTAGGGGCGAAGACCAGTGGAGGTTCTTACTAGATGGATTTCCATACCTTATATATTATTGATTTGGGGCAGGGAAGGGAAGACCCTGCTGTTGACCACCTGAATATTGAGCGTTCTGCTGAATAGGTTGACCGCTTGCGTTAACCTGAGGGGGAAAAGTCTGCATCTGCTGCTGAGGAACCTGACCTATCTGACTCTGCATCATCTGTCCCTGCTGCTGGGCATTTGGTCGTTCCACCTTCCAGCAATCCAACTGGTTGAACCAACGTCCGTCTCTAGACTGATGTGCCTTCAATCCGATGTTGGCGGTGATGATTTCGCCTAACTGAATGCCGAACTGCTGAATCTTGTCAGAACCGTAAACTTGGATAACGGCTCTTGAAGGGTACTGCTGATTCAGTTCCTCAATAACAAACTCTTGAGAACTCCATTGAGTTCCGTTTTGGGAAGTTCCCATTTGAACTTGCCCTGCTGCAATAATTTTACCAGTAAATTTAACGTTCATATCTATACTTAATTAAGTTTGATTCTTATTGATGGCTTGGTGGTCGTTTCCTTTAGATAGTGCTCATAGTGGTCAGGCTCCGTGTCCTTGAACAGCTTCGTGTCGAAGGTTTTCTTGGTGGTAGCTGCCACATAAGAGTAGGAGGCGAACTGAGTCTTGACGGATTTCTGCTTGTTGTCTTCCATCATCTTCATTATCTTGTCCTTCAACTCATCCTGCTTAATCTTCAGGGCATCCACACGAGCGGTTATTAATCTGAACTCCTGCTCTAGTGCAGAAAACTGCTCAGGAACTTCCACCTTATACTGATAGTCTGTATCATCTGCGAGATAAGCGTTGATTAAATCGTCAATCTGATAATCAGCTACTCTTGGTAGCGGTTGGAACTTGCTCTGTCCGTTCTTGAACCACATGCAGACAATCTCCTTCACCTTCAAGTCGGGGTTCTGCTCCTCGAACCATTTTGCGTAGATGGATAACTGGAGAGATACGTTGTCGTAGTGAAGGGTGGCGGTGGTCTTGTAGTCTACCAGATAGATGTTGCCTTCTTCATCAGCGAAGACTCCATCAATGGCAGATGCGAAGTTTTCACCATCTGTAACAAGATACTCGGATGCTACATAGTGTAAATCGTATGCGACTAACATACTATGGAAGGCTTGAAGCTCTTCCGTAGGGTTCGGGTACTGCTTGATGTCGGCATCGAAGATGGAGCAGAAGGTTTCAAACGTGTTGTGGATAAGACCTCCTCGCTCTGCTGCCTTCTTCAATACAAACTCTGGAATATTCTTATAGGTGTCGTGGAAGGCTTTCTTGATGAGCGTTCCCGTTACTCCTTTCAGTTCCTTCTTGCCGATGAAGTACTGATGAGATTCCTCAATGAATGTGACTCTTGGCACATTCAAAGTGATTTTCTTTGTTTCTGCTGTCATATTATTGTATACCTAATTGTTTCTTCTTGGCTGATACTGCTTGCATGAACTGAGTGTTAGAGCAGAGTGGCTGGTAATGCTGAATTACCCACAATAGATTGTCTTTGCTAACACATCTGCTCAGGTAAGCCAATCCTTCGTTCAAGTCATTCGTGTGGTACTGAGGGGATGCTTGCTGCTGGGCGGCTTGTGAAGGCTGGGCGGCTGGCTGCTGAGTCTGTGTCTGCTGCTGCGCTGCTCTACTATCCTGAGCACCATACTTACTATCAATGTCTATGATGTTCTTTCCTGCCTCGAAATAAACGTCTGCTGCTACACCAAGTGCCTTCATTGCAACCGACAAGGCATCTGTGAGTGCCATCTTATAGCATTCATCCGATACGTATGCACCCTTGCTTTCCATTGAAACTTCTGACGAACCTCCTGTTCCTTGAATGGCATCAGACCATTCTCCGTTCACCTTAATAAAGAGGTCGATGTTGCAATAGGCTTTCACCTCGCTACCAAATGTCTCTGTCCATTGCTTTGTGATTACGTACTTCCAACCGATTCCGCACACACCAAACTGCTCTGTCATAGCTTTGATGCGCCACATAGGGTTGATGTCGCTTTTTCCTCTTAGTCTTCCTGACTGAATTTGTTGAAGTGCTTGCTGAGGAACGACCTTGAGTTTGTTGTAATAATCTAAATTGCCCATATTCTTATATGTATTAAGTTGTTATTGATATTTCCATTGATAGAAGCTGCATCTGTAGCCACCATCTGGGTTCTTATTCGGGTTGTCACACATGGTCGAGAAGATACAATCGTGACAACTATTTGCTTTATATCTCATATTGTATGGTTTAAATGTTCAAAATAAAAACCCCACGGTTCTCACGAATGGTGGGGCGAGAGTTTTTTATTTTTGTTTAACCTGAGCGGTCGCTACCGCATCGTAAATGTAATCTGTATGAAATTTACTAATATGTCAATATTTGCAATTTCCTTAATAAAGGAGGGGCAGTAAAATGAATATGATTAAAACTGCCACCTCCGTGGAGCGACCTCTATACAATCTTGGCGGATGCTGAATCGCTCCTTGGTTCCCTTCTGCATTCATGGAGGCTTAGGACTCCCAGCACTAGTAATCGCACATATTGTGATATATCTGATTTCTATAAAATAACCAATTATAACTATTGAACCGAATAGAAAGAAAGCGTGCTGGCTGCATTAGAACCGATTTGTAGTTGTGCGCTCCTACCTTTAGATGCTACCTTATTATATAAGGGTCACGGCATCAGGTCTGCTTCTTCACAAGTGAACTCCAAGTTTTTCCAAATTCCACCTATCAGGTGTATGTACTCGCTTGCCACTTCCACGTCTAAGCACCATCTGTGGTTAATGATGCTCCTTTTGGGTACGTGTACCTCTCTAGGAAGGTTTATCCTATCCGATACTAAGCCTTGGAATCTGGCGATATGGGGCGCAAGGTGGGACTCGAACCCACGACCTCGAAGTGGGAAGAACCTTCGTACTCTACCAACTGAGTTACTTGCGCTGGGCAAAAACTTAAAACATGTAAAATTATAACGACTAAAGTTATAGTGGAGACTGGGAGTAGCAAACTCCAAAAAACCTCTGCTGTTTTCAATGACTGAAATATTATAAGACTTAACACATTAATAACTTAATACTAAATTTAACTTGTGAGGTTCAGTATCCATATATATTACTTGCCTACCTCCTTGAAGTAGGAGTGAATTTCCTTAACGGCAACAGCGAAAGCGATTACGCTAGCTACCAACATTACATCTGCTATCATAAGTTTATCTGTTTAATGGGTAAAACAATAGGCTGCTGCCTCTGATTTCAACTCTGCCATGCTCTTTCTGCGGTTCTGAGTCATCCACTCTTCCAACTCGCTCTTCTTGAAGTAGAGTCGGTTGATGTTTGGTTTATAGCAAGGAATGATGCGGTTCCTGACGTTCTCTCTCACTCCTCTAACCGTCATACCAAGAATGATTGCAGCTTCATTAATGTTGAGCACATTCTTTGCAGCTATGAGCGAATACTGCTCTATGCGGTCTAGCTGCTCTTTAATCTCTTTGTCTATCATATCAGTTGAATTTGATGGTTTGTTGACTGGCACTAGCTGCCTTGGCTGGCTCTGTTCTACCAGTGCTCTTATCGCTGGGAGTGTTCTCCTGCTCTATCAAGGGGAGAATGCCCTTCGCTTTGAGTGATTCATATAGGAAGATTCTTCCTTTCGTTGTCCACTCGGTGTTGTACTTCACATCATGCCGACCATCACTTCTTAATATGTCTACTGCTCTGCTGTGAACATATCCACCTTCGAGGAACTGGGCAAACAATATCCATTGACCTCTTACCTTGTGTTGGATTCTCATAGACTCCAACTCCTTGTTTAACCTCATGGCACTCATTCCGTAGTCCTGAGCAATCTGAGTAACGGTCATGGTGGCATTGCTCTGCAAGATTTTGTCGTAGTAGCTAACCTTTGGCAGCATTTCGGTAATCTTGTTGCCGAGTTCCATGTTCGTCTTGCTGATAGTGACGATTTGCTCCTGCTGCTTCTTATTTTCCAAAGCTAGCTGCTGTTTCTCTTCCTCAGCCTTGACCAGAGATTTGAGAGCTTCGAGATAGTTCTGAGGGACGGATGGCTTTTGATGTTGCTCTTCCAGTTCCTTCCATCGTTTAATCAACTTGGCTCTCGCCTCATCGTTGAACTTGGTGGCGATGTAGAGACACTCTTCTTTATTGAGAGAGTAGCAAGGTCTTGGTTTCCCTTGCTCGTCTTGATATTCAGCCAACGCAAACTTGCGTTCGCTAACTTTTTCCCAAGCTGGCTCCATGTTTCTGATGGCTCTCATCACATCAGTATGTCTTCTGCCAGTAATCTCTGCAATCTGTAGTGATGTCATTCGGTCACCATCTACAATAGTCGAAATTTCATTCATAGGATTCCTCCTTCTTTATTATTAGTAGAACATGACCTTATCGGTCTTAACTCCTCCGAACTCATTCAAGGCATCATGCCTGATGCTTTCGGCTTGTTTGCTCTGACTTCTAAAACCCAGAGCGTTGTAGATGGTTTCCCTTCGGCAGCCATATCGCTCAGCAAGTTTTTTTCGTCCTTCAAGCGAAACTTTGATAATTTTTATCTTTTTTACTTGCATATCTTAATTTTTTGTTGTACTTTTGCTTCTAATAATTAAGCAACTTGTTGTTTACGAGTGCAAAGATAAGCAAATCCGCCTAACTTACCAAATATTTTTGGGAAAAAGTTATCCCGATTTGCATAGTTTAAGTATGGTTTAAAAATGTAAAGTGTATGGAAATAACTGTGTATCAAAGAATTAAAGCGTATATTGATGATAATCGTATATCATTGAATGCTTTGGCAAAAACGCTTAATATGAATCAATCTACGGTTCTTAGGCAAGTTAAAGGTGAGCAGACGTTGTCTTCTACGTTGGTAGAGAACTTCCTAAAAGCCTACCCAGATGTGTCTGCTGAATGGTTGATGCGTGGTGTTGAACCTATAGGGTTAGGCAAAACTGCCGAGTGTATTGCAGAAAAGACTAGTGTAGATTATGCTGCTGATGCTATTCATCCTAAAGAATCAGATTTTGATGATTCTGTTTGGAAGGCGAAGTACGAAGAGTTAGAGAAACGCTACGACCAGCTACTATCTGTATTGGGTGGTGGCATGAGAAAAGCAAATGTAGGATAATTAAAATGTGGTAGGTATGGAAACATTTCATTTGATAGTTATATTACTTGCAGGTTTGATTACATCTTGGTGGATGATTGGTGTAAGCGATGCTTTGTTGAACGGAGAAGGGTTTAATAAATTCTTTTCTGGAGAATGGATGCAACTCTTCAAGTTCTTGTTAATATTGGGATTTATAGGAAGAATTTGGTGGGTTTCTCTAGAAGACACAAAGAATGTAGTTAACTATGTTTTTCAACAATTTAATTGCGAACCTATAGAGTTTGGTGGTGAAGAAGATGAAGTTAATGAATGATAATGATTAAAAAGTATTGAGTATGAAACTGATTATAACTAATTTGTACACGTTGTTTATTTTAGCGGTATGTGATGCTATAGTCCTCTTGTCTGTGAAGTGGGCTATTACCATTGATGTTCTTTATATAGTGTTGTTGATGATTGGAACATTACCATTTATGGTGGTATCAACCTTGTTTGATAAGTCGATAACGTTCTTCCCTTATTATTTCATCAGATTGAGGCAGGTAGATGTTTATAGTGCCTTTTTCCTATATATGCTTGGCTTTGCTTTTGGAACATTCTATTTATGGTATACGTTTTGGCAGCATGATGGTCATTGGATATTAGGGTGTATCTTTGGTACGATACTGAACTGGATATTAGTGGCAATGAAAGGAAATGATTTAGTATTGGTTCATAAAAGAATGGGGGTAATGTAATGGAAGTATTTATTGGTATAATGTTGCTTTTGGTTATTATTGCTGTAATATTTATCCAGAGAATAATAAGCGTGAATCGTGAGTTAAGCGATAAGAAGGCAAAAGAAATGCTAGAACATATAAAGAATAGCGAACCTCACTCAATTCCAGCACCGAATAAGCAGGATTTTGGCAGATGTACCAATTCTGTTGGACGTTTTGGTTTTGATGTGTCAAATCCTATACGAATTTCAAGTATTTATGATGCTTGCTTCGGTAAATATCTTTATGGTATGTATATAGACAGGGAAGGAATCTCAGGTTATATAGTTGTGTCTAAGTGTTTGTGTTCTTTGTTTGGAGACAAACCTATTTATAGGGTGGGCGTTAGGAAGGGCGATAAGAAAAGTTTTATTACGCTATTCTTTATAGAGGATGGTATAACAAAGCCACAATATTATCCTGATGGAATTTTGGATAGTACTGATTTATACTTTCAAGATGTTGTAAAGAATGGAGGTCATGTTTTCTTTAAAGATAGCTATTTGCAAAATAGAATGTTGTTGGAAAAGGAAAGTTCACAAAAAGCTATACCAATCCTTAAAGAAAAAGTATATGCTTTTCCTTTGCTAAAGAAGAAAGACGGTGAGGATGCTAGTCAATTTGCATCGAGAGTTCAAGACCAAAGAATACGCAAAATGTTGTCTGATGATTATTGGAAATTTGTTAATCTGCATAAGAAAATTTCGTCTGGGCTTTCCGAGATTGCGAAAGAAACTAACGAGGAGTTTGCACAGAAATGGGAGAAAATAACTGGTATCAAACGAAATGAAGGGGAATCGGCTTGGAAGTATATGATGAGAGTCAAGCCATATAAGGATAAGATATTAGCCTTACAACGTAAGCAACAAGAACTGGAGCAAAAATTGAAAGCAGCAAAATCAAAGTCCGAGTATGAAGCTGACGAAATATTAAAGAATTACAAGGGAGAAAAATAATTTTCCCTAACTAGGAAAAAATATTTTCCCAACTAGAAAAATAAAATTATGCCAAAAGAAATTATTTACGTGTTTGTGGCATTCATAGCGATAGCTGCAATTTATTTTATGTATTGCTCATTGAGGGTTGACCGGAAAGAAGGTGAATCTTCAAGTGTTAAGGATGATAGCAAGAAGGTAGCTAAGATGGTGTTTAGGTATATTGCCATTGCGATTACCTTTGTTGTCTGTATGGTTGTGTTGGTTTCTGTCGAATCCCAGTTCGTAGAGCCTAATAAAGGATTTATATTTGGTGACTTTGCTGTGTCTGCTATGGCTGCTGCCTTTGTTGGTAGTTTTCTGAAAAATAAACTCGGTTTGTAATGGCAAAGATAACTAACGAACAGAAGTTGTATGTGCTGCTGAAATATAAGAAAGAGCGAACAAAGAAGGAAGAGAAAATTCTTTCTATATTAAACGAGAAAGCAAATCTAGGCTCTGCTGATTTAGAGGAAGCGGACAAAGAATGCTGCAATCAAAAATGGCTGAGTCCAATTCACGTAGTAGAAGAATTGGGTTATACAACAAAGTACTCTCACAGAATAGAACTATCTGAGTCTGGTGAATCTCAGATAGAAAAGTTCTGGAGAGAATGTAAGTATAACCCTGATAATGTGTGGAAGAATAGGGCGGTTAGATGGATTCCAGTAGTTGCAGCAATAGTTGCTATATTGTGCAACCTCGAATGGATATGGTCATTAATAAAAGGCTTAGTAGGATTACTATCCAATTTAGACCTCTTTTAATCTCTTTTACATCGTCTTCTTTCATAAGCCAATAATTTAAAAGTTTATGAGGCAAAATTACGGTTTTCTCCTGAAAATCAGAAGCAAATTACATAGTTTAACTTTTAAATCTCTGCAAGGCTGGCTACCTTACAGAGATTTTTTTTATTCCTTATCGAAGAACTTATCAATCAGTCCCATCGCTTCATCCTTCTTCTTATCCACAATCTTAGCGTATATCTCAGTAGTGGATATTCTGGAGTGACCGAGCAGCTTGCTGGTGGTGTAGATGTCGGCTCCCAGCGTGAGCATCATGGTGGCGAAGGTGTGCCGACCGGTATGCACAATTTAAGCAAAAGCAACGGAAAGTGAATATGAGAGGAATGAACTGCAAGTGGTTGAGAATGAGCAATATTTCATAATTCTGCCAATTGGCT